CACTACGGAGCGTAGGGGCCAACCTCAAGGTCACGATCAAAGAGAAGAGCCAGGGAGAGGCTCGGCAGTGGCCGATTGCTCTCAACGCAAAGGTCTTTATCAACGACAAAGACAAGACCGCTCAACCAGCAACAAACCCACTTAGCACAGGAAACTCGTGGGACAGGTTCAAAAGATAGTGGTTGGCAAGAAAACAGGAAGAACGAATCGGAAGATTGATCCAAAAACTCAGTCTTTCGATTCTGTTTTCAAAAAGAAAAAATCAAAACTCCGCAGCTGGATCAAGTCCCAAGTCGAACAATTAGAGCGGACGATCGAAAGGCGTATAGACGAAGCCAGGCATCAAGTCTTCATGGAGATCAAAAAGACAGCCAAGCAAATGAGGGTTCAGCACAATGTGCCACCAACCTTCATAAAAACTTGCGAGGAACCAAAACTCACAAAACGAAAGCCACGCAAGATGACGATTGTGCAGGATGTTTACTTCTGATTACTTCATCTTTTTCATGGGCGATTTAGCACCGCCCATCTTTTCTCTGTTCTTCTCTCTAGCCTTTTTCATGGCTGACATTTGTGAACCTTTTGGCTTCATTCCTGAGCCCTTTCCGTAATGACTTGGCATAAATCACCTCATGCTTTTGCTTTGTTTCGTTTTGATATTGCCCGAGCTTTTGCTCTGGCATCCGCTTTACTACTTGCACCCCAAGCTCGGAGTGAGAGAAGTAACCTGGTTGGCTCCCCATCCTTCTTTTCTGGGCCTCTAGCTGCGCCCATACGCGCAAGAAAACTTGCTCTGCGTGGAGAGTCGCCCGACTTGATCGGTCGTCTCAGATTAGAACCTGGGTTTTCTCTCTCATAGGATCTGCGACCCTCCTCGTTAAGACCACCCTTGGGGTTCTTACCTTCCTTGCGCTGCCATGCAGGAGTCTTAGCCACGCCTTACGCTACCTGTCTTAGATGCTTTGTCAGACTCCTTTGGCCCAGCGATCTTCTGCAACGTACCGTAGACGTATCTGTCTCGTTCTTTACCCTTCAGCCCCTTCTTTCTAGCCTGGGCCATCAGGCTTCGCTCTAGTTTTTCTGGCATCTAAACCTCCAACTCATCCTCAATCATTGCCTTTGCAAGACGGTGGGCTCGTTGGCCTACCTGGTCTGCCCACCTAGAGTCTAACATCTGAGCAGCAGCCTCCTCCCAATCTTCCTCTTGCATGGCGTTGATGGCGTTTTTGAAATTGAGGAAACGACTCATTCCAAGGTTGAACACCATGTCAACCACTATCCTCTGTCGCACCTCGCTCATGTCCCGCCACCAGGGCATCGCGTTGTCCAGTTCCTTGCTGACCCTCAGGATGTCGTTGTCCAGGAGATATCTGGCTTCGTCTTCTGTGATGCCTAACTCTTCGACGTTGCGCCCGACCCCGAGCGTTATATACCCTGCGCTGCATTGGTAAGTTTTTAGCTCCAATCCCTCGTGTAGAATTAACTGGTCTTTCAGTTTGTCTACATCCATATCCGCAAACCTCGTCACTTGTTCAGTAAATCTTTATCTGCTTTACGCGCACCACCCTTGCCTGTAACAAATGATTTGAGTCTCCCCATTGCCCACTGGTGTGCTGAAACCTTTGGTCTTGACCCTGCCGAATAGTACGCCCCAAGCCCACGTTTGTAGACCTTCTCCATTGTGGACCGAGAAAATCTTGAGCTGACCCCTTTGTACGTCGCCATTACGATCTACTCCTTTGTTTAGAGATGCGGTCCATCTCCTCTTTGGTGAGCGTACCCTTACGATACTTCTCCGCTGTTCGCTTGATCTCTGCTCTCCTGGCTTCTGGGTTTGCAGCACCAGCAGTATACTTGACCGGGACACCATCTTTCTTTTTGACTTCGCGGAACTTCCGCATCAACGATCTAGCCATTATTTTTTCCTTAAAGCTGATATGTAATCTGTCAGCCCTTTTGCAAATTTATTTGCAGATTGCCCATCCTGAAAGATAATGAAGTCTTTGTTTTTTACTGCTATATCGAATGCTTTCTTGCTACTCAGCTCGGTCAGCTTCCCATCAATCATTCTGACTGTGGGGTAAAGGATCTCTTTGCCTTGGAATTCGGTTGATTCCGTGAATATAGTTTTGTTGTTTTCAGTTGTTGGCGTGTTTGGATTCAAGGCTCTCTTCATCCAAGACAATCCCATGTATTTTTTGTATGGGTTTTTATTTTTTTTCATTAAAGACTCAGCCATTATTTCTTCTTCCTATCCAAGAAGCCTTCGACAGCGCCGCCACCGAAATAGAAGCCTAAGATGATAAGCATCGCATAATTGATGCTGAACTGCTCCATCACCTTTGTCACTGCATTAGGATCACCCTGGCCTGAGATGGTCATACCCAGGACTAAAACATAGCTACCCAGAAACGTCAGGCCGAACATGAGAGCAAGGTAGCGCTGGGCGATCTTAAAAGGGGCATAGGCTTGCAGAAGCTGGGTTTTCGCATCAGCCTTGGCTTTGACCTCTTCTTCAGTCGAGGTGTGCATATCGTCGATCAGCTTCAGACCACTCTCGATGACCTTCTCTGACCCAAGTATTTTTCCGATGACTCCAAGCATGGTTACCTCAGTATCTTAGTATTCTTTGGGTTGACCCACTCCGGTATGCAATACGCTTGCACCTTGCGTTTAGTCCAATAATTGTATCGTGTTCTGCTGACTCGATCAGCAAAGTAGTTGCACCTGTTGATGGAGTAGAAATACGCCTTCTTGTCTGGGATCACGGTTCCCTCTGCTGTCATGACGATCAATGCAAACACATAAATCATGCTGGCCTCATAGTCGAGATCCAATATATAAAGCCACCGACTGCAGCCAATCCCAGCAAACAAACAAATACAATGACCATAGACCGTAGCAAAGCCAGGTTTCTTTGACGCTTTGCAATCTTCGCTTTTTTCTGTGCTTCGATTGCTTCATCGCGATTACGCTTCGCTTCTGCCGCATACCTAAGAAAGTCCTGATATAGGTTTGCCCTACCTTGGTAAATCAACATGGTTTTTAGTTCTTCTTCACGTTGGCGTAATTTTTCGAGGTGAAGAAAGTTCTCAAGATCAGAGCCAGTTGACTGCGAACTACCTGATTTTTTCTGAATCTCTGCCTTTGCATCAAAATATTTTCCAAGCTGCTCGGCACAATCCGTAATGTCTTTGCCATTCTTGAGTAACTCTTTCACCGCACCAATCGCGGTGTTGGCGGTTTGAACTACTGCAATGGCTTCAAAGATCACGATCTTAGTACAAGGGATATGAGCAGGAGCAGAGATGCTCCAGCAGTGGAGATCATGATCATCTCAATGCGTTTTACACGGTGCAGCATCTCTGCCCAGCGTTCTGCGCAAACTGCCTCATGCGTAGCTAAGTTTGATTGAACCTTATCAATCCGCGAGTGTGCTGAAGCCACAGTTCGATTGTCCATTTATATCTCCTTGGGCCAATCATGAATCGGTGCATTGCCAGTTGGATTACCGTTACTGTCTACAGGCGTTTCGTATAGAGCCATGAACTTTGCTAACGTATCACAGGCATTTATTGCATCTTCGATAGTTTTGCTTTTAGCGCGGACAGCCGTTCTGTAATCCGTAACGGTACTTGGTATCGCCGTTCCCGCATCTGTCTTCCGCGTAACATACCAATCACTTTTTGATAGGATGCCTCCCGCTGTTTCTTTTGTTCTTGCAACTGCAATTGACTTGAGTCCAAGGGTGACGACTTGGTTTCCGTCTTCATCAAGGATTGGGTTTCCGTCATCGTCGACCTCGTTGACATCTGCGATGTTCCTTTCGATGAGTGACGTTTCATCAGCATTCCACCCCCAGTAGAATCGATTGTCATAAGGTTTTGGATCAGCCTGGTAAGTCAATCCTGCCGCTTTCTTTTCGTCGTCAGTCCATCGCGCCCACGTTTGCGGATGGGTAAATCCATTAGAGTCTCTCCATGACTTGCCTTCGCGGATAATTAAATCGCCTAGTTTCCACATCACTCCGTTCCTCCGTTGGCAAACTTGAGTGGTTGATCTCCGTAACACAAAAACACATAGCTTTCATTAGTTGTATTGATATCTCCAGAGCCACCACGAATTTTAAAGCCATTGCTCAGAAACGAAATATCATGATTGGTTGCATCTGTTTGCTCGGTTGCACCCTCGTTTGCCCTGAGATACACACCATCATCAGGGGTACGCTTGTTGTCATACATAACCCAATCACGACCATTCTCTATTCCTTTGATTATTAAGAATGCTGGTCTAAATCCTGTGTAAACAAACGGAGAGGTGTTGTCGTAATCGCTCCCGACCACATTGTCGTCATACTTACCAATCTTGCTAAATCCTTCGACGCTTTTGAATATGTACGCGACATAAGTTTCACCGCTTTCATTGACATTTCTTAATCCACTGCCTCCAGCCTTAAGCGTTAACGCAGTTCCAGAATCATTTAAGTCAGCCGTACCGAAAGAAGTGGTGCTTTGGCCATCATTTTTATTGAGTTGCAACATATGGCTTTCAGAACTTAACCCAGTTGCAAAAAAGCAATGCCAATCAAGGTCTGAAGATGTTCTTTTTTTGACGAAAACAGCATCAACACCCCCAGACAAACCATGAGTGACTTCTCCCCCATCCGTCCCATCTCCTGTATATGCTAAGATAGATACGCCTGATTTAGTGCTAGCGCGGTGGCTGAAGGCTCTACTGCCACCGCCACCTGTTGCTGTGCCAGAAACTGTTGAACCCCCAGCATTCCACAACCAAAAAACGTATTTTTCATTGTTGTTATTTAGATTCTGAAAGTTTGAGGAACCTTCTGTAGCGGTAAACCCATCTGCATCAAAGCTACTTAGGAAACCGGAACCCGGAGACGATAATTCTTGAGCATTTGAATCTGCCGTCAGATACTGTGTTACACCTCGCACTGAATCAAATAAGGCGTGACTTCGTGTTGCAGTTCTTGATTTTGACCACAACCAATCTGGCTGGAATCCTGCCCCTGTGAAAGCCCTGCTTGTGGCAGTATTTCCTGTCTCAGTGAGCGTGTTGAAATACTCCGTAGGATTTTCTCCCTGCGCTGGGTCAATGGCTGGGTCTGGCAGATTGGCGGTGCTAAGTGCAACGAAACCAGAGGGTGGTGTGTGAGCGAAATCCCTCGCTCCAAAATTAAACTCAACAACTGAAGTTGATGACCCTGATCCATTTGTAATAAACGGAAAATAATCAGAACTAGAGCCTCCGGTGGATAAAGTTAGGTCAATAGTAAACGCTCCTTGGCTAGCTCCATTTTTAAAAAATGTTATTTCATTATCGTCAACGTTGACGGCTACTCCAATGACATCCCCTGCCGCAAATGAATCACCATAAGATGAAGCAGTAGTATTTACGATTTTTTGCCCACTGCTTATATAAACATATCTTGACTGATTCGCACTTGTTCGCAACACAGATATTCCGATTCTTGGGCCGCCCGATACGTCAGAAAACGTAGCTTCAAAAAAGAATTTACCAGATC